ACATCTCTAGCTGCAACTTCTTCAATTGGGCCTATTACATCAAATATATTAGATGTACCACCAAATTCACCTGCAGCACCAATTCCATATGAATCTTCTACTGTTTCAGCAGTAGGACGTGCTCGTGGTCTTAATGACTCTTCAACTGCACCAGTTGCTCCAACTGTACTTGTAACTGCAACATTTGCAGTTTTTTGTTTTATTTCATCTGGAGCAAATATTTTACCTATTGTACTTGTAATTTTATTTAATATGCTATCGGGTTTAATTGTACCTTCAAGAATACCTTTTATTTTTTGTAACTCTGCAACTTGTCCTGCAACAGGTGTACCTCTAGCTTCTTGAATACGTTTATCAATAGTTGCAAGAATACGTTTCTTTTGGTGTGCAGTGGCACCGTACATAAAAAGACCTAATGGTGAAGACAATGCTCCTGCTATACCTGTAGCAACAGAAGAAGTACCATTAGTAAATTTACGAGCTTCTTTTATGTACATGTCAAGAGGAGCATCATTCCAACTGCCAGCTTCTGTAAATTCATTTCTTACTATATCATCACGATTACTACGATTAGGTTCTTTTACAGATACATTTGCAAGTGTTTCGTTTACTTCTTCAACTGTTTCTGTATCTTCTGTTTGATCATCTTCTGTTGAGGGTACGTATAAAGTGTATCCATCTGGAATAGGAAAGATAGGACTATTACCAAGAAATGGAACTAATAAAGTTTTACCTTCTGCATTTCTATATTCTTTAAAGTTAATATTGGCATCACCCATAAGTTTATCAAAATCTATGACGCTAGGTGCTGGACGTTGAATTGCTGGAGTAAGAGGACGCACACTTCTAAATACTGGTCTTTCATCGGGCATAGTAACTGCAGGTGGTTGTGCATAAGTAGGTTGTTGTGTTGTGCGTCTAACTGTAGTAGGTCGTGTTACAAAACCACCCTCTTGCATTTCTAATTCTTCGCCACTATCACCAGCAACAATAATAAGATCAGCCATATCAAAAGGTAAGTCGTCAGGCATAGTAGCCTCATCGCCATTGCCCATTTGACCCATAGCTTCCATTTTTTTCAAACCCATTTTAGCTTGCTGACGCAATTGCATAAGTTTATCTAAACCAATATATCGAACAACATCTTCTGGAAAAACAAACTCACCTTCACTTACCATAGCAGGTACGTCATCCCTTACGCCCTTTTTAGTTCCACCAATGGGAACTTCATTTCCAGATACTTCATCTATTTCGCCGCCTTCGTCGTTAAGACCACCACGTCTAAATAGTTCCATTTGTTGTTCCATCATAGGTTTATCCATTCTTTAAAACTTCATCACGTAATAGTTTTAGTCTACGCAACATATATATAGCACCTTGTGCTCTATACATTATTTGTGTGTTGTCTGTTTGTTCCATAGAACGATGTTGCTGGGCTATCAGTAAGTCTAAATAGTTACTGAACTGGTCCCATTGCTGGTGGTTGTTCACCAGCCCCTTGAGCTTGTTGAGGTGCTCCTTGTCCGTCATTTCCGCTAAATCCTTGTTCCTGTGGTAGTGGCACTTGTCCAGTACCTATAGTGCCTCCACCTGCTCCTGTAGGATCTGCTGGGTTTGCACCTGCAGGGGCTGGTTGGGCTGGTTGCTGAAACCCTTTCATAAGTTCAGCTTGGATTGCAGCTTCATCCATATTGTTGGTTACTTTGTCGGGATCAAGGTCAAGAGACTTTGCAATCTCTCTAATGATATATTGAAACTTTGCAAAAGGTGCTAGTGCTGGGCTAGATGAAATCTGCATAAATTGCATAAGTCTTTGGCTACGTACTTCATTAGCCATAAGACTTTCTGTTCCACGAGCTTTAACCTCTAAGTCACCTTTAATCTCAGGATCAAAATCAAATTGCATATTAAATCTAAACAACCCCTCACCAAGAGGACGTAATAGATAGTCATCTACATTTTTGATTACACTTTTTATGCCGCCTTGTGCGGCACCCATAAGCATCGAAATGCCAGAAGCAGTACGACCAACTCCAGAAACGCCTGTTTGACCATGTGCAAAAGATGGAAATCCAGTTGACTCATCTGCTAGTACCCTTGCCTTATCAAATAACTGTAAGTTTTCTGCTGCAACATTTGGAAACTTAGTACCAAAGATAGCTTGCCCTGGAGCACCACCTTGGCGTCTAAATACTTTACCAGGGTATACACTAAGGTCTTGGCCTGGAACTAAGTTTGTTTCATCTACCTCAATAAGAAGATTACCAGATAATACAGCATTGTCAACTGCCATACGCATAAACCCATTCATAAGAGTTTGGGTATCATCCATATTTTCTGCAATACCTACTCCAAAGAATGAGTATGGATTTAATTCGTATGGTGCAGCCATGTAAGGTATCTTAGCTGGTTTAAACGGATTAAGAACCATACGAAGCAATCTACCATTACAAATCCAAATATTTGCTTGCAGTTCATCTACGTCTTGTAGCTCACTGGGAATATCTACACCTTGTTCTACAAGCATTTCGGTATCACACATACCCCAATACTCAAGAACTTCATAACGTTCTACACCATGTTCTGGTGCATAGTCAGATAGATCATCTTCCCAATATTCTTTGTTATAATTTTCACCAAGTTGAATTGCTTCATCAATTACAGCGGATCTAAAGTATGGACGTTTCTTTAATGCACGTAATTGTGTACGAGACATTTTATGTCGTTCAATTACAAACTGGGCTTCATCCATATTATTTGCATCTGGGTCTGGATAAAAATTCCAAACAGACACATGAGAAACCTGTGGAATTGTTTTCATAAGAGGTGCATATTCACCATCTTCATTCCAATTAGGGTACTCTTTATCTACAGCAAATGGGCCTTTCATTACGCCAGTACCAAATAAAGCCATTTCAAATGCTGTACTACGTAAATGTTTACTTGCGCTAGATTCTTCTAACTGATCGTGTATTTTCTTTTGCATCATTTTAGCGGCTATCATAGCTGGGCTAAATGTAATTGCAGTTGGTGTTTTACCTACACCCTCACGAACACCATTAATATTTTCTAACTTATCTTTAAGAGGTCCAAGACTCTCTAAAAGAGTTTTAGCTGTAGCACCTGCAGGTAGATCTTTTCCATCCCCAGCATATCCATACGGACTTACTTCCTGTCCTAGTTCAGATTGTTTTAGCTGCTCTGGCTCTTTAGGATCAAAGTTTACATCTGCAACTACACCGTCAGGAAGTTCTGTCGGATCAATTGTCAATGGAAATTTTTGACCTGCAAACAATACATCTACAATTTGACCATACGCTGCAAGTGTTTTCGTTTTAGTTACTTTAATAAATACTCTTGATTTTTCTGCTTCAGTAAATTGAACATCTGGGCCATACAAACCACGATAGTTACGATAGGCTCTTAGCCACCGTTCTTCATCCTGATTACGGTAGTCTTCTGCACGATGGTATCGTTCCATTACAAATGGAATAATTTTATTTGTATCGGCATCTTCTACAATAGAATCTTCTGCATCTGCTAAGGCAATTGCATCATCTTCAATAAAGCCTTCGTTTTCTTCTGCCATGATTGTTCCTAATATCCAAAGGTAGCGTCAGCTATTCGCATTCCTGTTGAGGTTCTTCCATACGGGTCATAATCAAATACACTAAATCGTGGTCTTGACATTATACCGTATCTCAATGCATCGTACAAGTGGTCTTCTGCAGTTGTGTCAATATCTTCTGGGTTTCTTTTATCAATAGGTAATGCAGGTAATTGTGCAATTAAATTTGTACAGCTATTAAAAAATACAATTCTTGGTTCTTCTGTAAACTCATCTACTTGTAAACGTCTGTGTATTTCGTTTTTACCTGCTACTCGTGAACCTTTTGATCTATCAGACGGACGCCATCTACACCCACGTTGTATCATTTGTTCTGCTAGGCTAGGTCCAGTATCACCACGTTTGTGCCACAAACTAGAGTCAAGAACTCCATACTTAATGTTACCATCTTCAGCTTCTAAGTCAAGTACCATATCAGCTAAATCTGTTGCTAGTACTTTAGATACGTACAATTCTCTATAAACAATTAACTGTTCGTTTGGAGCTACAGCAAACCACACAACACCTGATTTACTTCCGTACCCATAGTCACATGCTCTAAACTTAACCCAATTGCTAGGAATATAAAACGGTTCTACTACATGTATTTTTCTATCAAACTCTGTAAAGGCTGCACCTTCTTTAATATCCCAATCACCTTCCAGTAGCTGCCTACGTTGTTGCTCTGGTAGTGACAGAAGCATTGCTTCATAGTCACCTTGTTCAGCTAGGTAAGGATTGTCGGTAAGACGGGCAGGTATGAACCTACGTTTGAATAAAGGCTTGCCAGCTTTTGCGTGTCCTGCAGGATAACGTAAGACTTCAGTTGTTTCAATATCGGTAGCATCAAACGCCTTTCCATGTGGTGCAGGATCAATAAACATTTTCTTGACCCAATGATGACCCCTACCTCCTGGGTTGGTAGTAGCCCTCATATATACTGGTAGATCAGGTGCAGTGGACCGTAGACGAGATCGCATATAATTCCATGCAAATGGTGTAGGCCATTGTGTCAACTCGTCAAAGCCTATCCAGCTAAATGCCAGACCTTGGTAACGCAGGACGTCATCTTCCCTATCTAGGTAGGACATCCATAATCTTGCACCAGAGGGCGCAGTCCACTGCATCTTACGTTCTGACCATTTAATTCCAGGCCATATCTTAGGGTACATTTCTTGTGATTTAAATATAAGTTCCCTAAGTTCTTCTGTTGTGTGACGCAACAATAGTCCTGAGAAAGCTGGGTGTCCCATAAACCGCAAAGGATCAGCTAACATTGCGTATGACTTACCACCACCAGCAGAACCACCGTACAACACTTCACGTTCACCTGCAGCAAGAAAGTCTGTCTGGGGGCCAGCATTTGGTTTAAAAACAACATTGTGTTGTTCTTCCATTGGCAGTTCTGTAACTATAGGTTTAGGCTGCGCTGGTGTTGCTGTCTGTTTCTTCTGCGTTGTTTTTGCTGTTGAGCCTTTTGGTTTCGAGGGCTTCCGCCTTGGCGATTGCCTTTTTTGCATAGTCTGCCCATCTGCGTAGGCTTCTAGCTTGGTTGTACCGTCTTCTTTCATTATCTAACCGTTTCTTTAATCCTACGTGTGATATGTATCTACCTGTGTTTCTGGATAACCAATTAGCAACTTCACGATATGAATATTGCTTTAGATACTTCTTAGCCTGTTGTAGCTTGTCTAGCTCGTCGGGTATTGGTACTAGGACTTCACTATCATCAGGATGTAGTTCGTAGCCAAACGGGACAGTTCGTGCGATTCGTGGAATTTCTATCCACTCATTATCTTCTTGTAAGTCGGTTGGTTGAGGTAACTTCCAAACGCCAGTTTTAATCAATCTTCTTCTACCTGTTTAGGTGGCATTATCATCACACCACCCTTTGCTTCTACTTGCATCTTCTCTGTTTTTACTAGACCAGTACGATCAAGTAATTCTTTTGCTGCTTGCATTTTATCACGTATGCCTAATTCTGTTGGGTCCATTAGAGCACCTACCATTGCAACTGCAGCACGAGGTGCATTACGTGACATATACATATGTGTAGCATCCAGTATTTCTTCTTTTAAACTATTTACTACTTGGGTTGTAGATGTACCAGCAGAATAACCAGCAAGTTTTTTAGCTTCTACTACACTACCTGCTGCCTCGTCAAACAAGACATCTAAAAACTTTTGTTGTTGTTCTGTTAATTGTCTAGCCATTTTACATCATCTCAAAATGTGGGCCATCAATAAATGGTCTACGGCCTTGGGATCTACGCAAATCAATGTATTCATTCATTGCATCTTCCATAGTACCTACGTACTTGGTAATATCTCCTACTGACCAAGCTGCTCCCCACTTAATAGGACAACCTATCTCATTAGCCGCCTCTGCCATTGCATCTGCAATGTTATCGTAAACATTTAATTCCCAAACTACATTTGACCCATCATACGCAACAAGGTCTACAGCATGGCTATAGCCTGTGTCCTGAATCAAATGCTTAGAGTTCATAGTTTGTGAACGTCCTGAAGCATACAGTTTTTCCTGCTCTTCTAATGTACGTACACCATACGTCACACCAAAGTCTACTGTAGTCAATTCAATAGCACGTTTAACTGTAGCTACCATGTCAGG